CAACTGATGCCATGATTGCCAATAAGAAATACGTAGATGATACAGTTGCTGGTGGCGGTGCAGATGCTTTTACAGTCAAGATAGACGCCGATGCAACTGCTGGTTATATTGGAAATTCAAGTGCTAATGGTGTCCTACGCCTTATTGAACATTCTGGTATATCTTATACTGATGGTGGGGATTTTGTATCTTTGGGATTAACTGTTAATGGTTTAGATACACTTACTACTGGGCACTTAGCTCCTTCCTCAGATTTTATTTTTATGTGGGATACATCTGCATCTATAGCTAAAAAAATAGCCCCAACTAATCTGGGACATAGATATGTAAATAGGGGAGACGCGACAGATTTTGATTATGAAGAAACTGGAGACCAGAGTGTTTTTACTACCGATGGTGCTTATCACGATTTAGATTTAAGTAGTATTATTCCTGTAGGAACAGTTCTTGTTCATCTTAGAGTACAGGTTTCAGACAATGCAGCAGGTAGTGAGATTAGTTTTAGAACAAACGGAAATTCAAATATCTATAATATAACTGCGGCTAAAACCTATGTAGCAAACATTTCTAATAAACAAGATATGTATGTTGCCCCAGATTCTAATCGTCTTATTGAGTACAGGGCTACAAATACAACGTTCAATTATATCAATGTTACAGTTGCAGGTTGGTGGGTATAATGAATAAGGAAGCGGTACAAAAGATTAGATGGTTACAACAAGCCGAAGGCCATTCTCCGTGTTTTAAGACAGGTCAAGTCAATTGTGTCTATCGAGACAAATGCTGTTGGGCTTGTTTTTGCAAACCTGATAATCCTAAAGCTGTTCATAGATTTAATATTAAGGAGCTATAATCGTGGGAATTGAAATTCGTCCGTCTGGAGAAGCTAAAGCGTCTGCCGCCGCAGGTACGACAATAGGTAAGGCCAAAGCGAGAGAAACGGCAAGAGAGGAAGCCAGACGAGCACAGGAAATGAGTTTTAGGCAACAACAGGCACAGGCCGCAAGAGAGTGGGAACTGCAAAAAATGTTGATGAACTCCCAACAGGATTTTGCCCATGAGATGAGAATGAAACAAGCTGATTTAGAGGGTGAGGCAAGGTCTAAAGAGTGGGAAATTGAGAAGATGGAACTTCATTCCAAGTTTGACTTTGAGCAGGATGAGAAAGAAAGACTGCGTAAAAAAGCTATGTTAAGTTCTGGCATGGAAACTATTGATAACAGCGATGCCCCTGACGGAGAAAAAGATAGAGCCAGATTTCAACTAAAAATGAAATTTCTTGATGTCGGTGGATATGAAGATGTTTTAGGTTTGGAAAGACGAACAGGTGACAATGAGTTAGCGGATGTTCTTAAAGGAATACTTGGTGAAACAGCAACACCATCAGAGTCACCACCTCCCGAAATACTTCAGCAGGATATTCCAGAGATTAAACCTGGGTATGTATTGGTTAAAGATGCAGGAGGTAATTATGGACAACTTCCTGCCGATAAAGTGGAAGAAGCTGTTGCCGAAGGCGGATACACTTTGGTTAATGAAAACCAATTATTTATAGATGCGGCAAAGAAACCTTCCAAAAGAAGATATGGCACAATCAATACATCGGCATTTAGTCGTTCCAGAAATCCATCTAACTTGATGAGATAATAATATGGCCAATGAAAACAAATATGGTTTTGAGCCTTTGAATATTCAATCTGTAGGAACACGGCCTGACAATTATGGCTTTATCCCTTTAGAGACGAAATCCACAGATGAACAAACTGATAAATACGGCTTTCAACCGATGCAAAAACCTGAACGTGGGTTTTTTGACAAAGTCGCAGAGTCTTTTAGAAGAGGGAATAAAAGTGTCCTTTCCCGTGTAGGTGTTTTTCAGGCGTTGAAAAACCCCGAAGAAGATTTACAGGGCGCTTTATACACACATAGGAAGATACGTAGAAAAGAAATACTCGACCCCATAGAAGGTAATTTTCTATCCAATCTGGTTTACAAATCTGCTACGACTACCGGGCAACTAATAGAATCAGTTAAGCGTGCCGGTGTTGTAGGTGCTGCCGGGGCTATTGTCGGAGGTACTGGTGGCGCTATTGTAGGTGCTGTTACTCCCACTGTTGGTGAAGAAACATCTTTAATAGGCGCTGGTGCAAGGATAGGATTTAAGTTGGCCGCCACCGAAGCTGCCGCTTTATTCTCCTATGAAGAAGGTGTTGGGGGTATGTATGCCGATATGATTGAACAGGGTATAGACCATAAAACAGCCAGTACAGTGTCACATATTGCCGGAATACCCTATTCACTTATCGAGGTGTTGCAACTAAAAACGCTTACACCCAATATTAAAAAAGGCGCACAAGAAGTTGTGCAAAAAGGCACGATGAAAGTGGTTAGTAAGTTTGCCAAAAAATACGCTGGAAATCTAACCAAAGAAGTTGTCGAAGAAATGGCACAAGAGGTTACTCAAATTGTCGCCGAAGATACTGCCGCCTATCTCGATAAAAAGGGCGTCAAAGTTGATAAAGGATATATAGAAGACAGAATAAAGAGAGTGTTGAATGTAGCTAAGGAGGCCACTCAGGGATTTGCATTACTGCCTATTCCCGGAGCGGCAATGGAAACATCATTGGCTGTTGCCAACAGCGAAGTCAATGCGGAGATAGAACAAGCTAAAAGCGAAGCCGACAGTAAATCACAGATTAGGCCGGAAGATTTGAACAGCCCAATTAGTAAATTTACGGCAGCTATTAATAACTCCATTGATACTTACGAAAGTCAGGAGAAGATAAGGAAGAAAGAACGGGGACGAAGACTTTCAGCAGGTGAAGAGGCCGTTAAAAAAGAAGGTAATTGGAGACAGAACTTCAAACGAGAGTTAAAAGGAGAGTATGTTAAACTTGGCATAGAGCCTTTGCAAGAGGTTATCCCAACAGAGTTTTACGAATCTCTCGACCAGGAGCTTAAAACCACCGACAAAATAACTCGTATAGAAGCCGTTAATCTTGGTGACGCTCTCGAAAAATTATACAGGAAAGGTGAAATACTAAGGCCACACGAGATTAAATACGCCCGTAAAATGTGGGGAGATGAATTTGCCAATACACTTGAGCAACTTAGTGACACAGTTAGTAACAAGGGAATGACATTAGCGGATTATTTGGCATTACCTAAAGTAACATCCGCGTCAATGGATTTATCTCGTACTCTACGGCAAAATGTTTTACTTTCAATTGGAAAACCAGGTTTATGGGCTAAAGGTGTAGCTAATGATGTCAGACTTTTTGCCTCTGACGAAAATGTGGCAAGAACACTTGAGAACAATCTATATGTAGAATTGTCTAACACCGGAGACTTGATTAACAAAACCGGATTGAGAGTAAACAAATGGGGAAAGAATATAGGTTATAAGGAAGGCTCAGAAAGATTTGGTTCTAAACTTGCCAAGTTAATTCCCGGTATTAAGCGTTCAGAACAGGCTTATTCTGCCGGTGGTAATTTAATTCGTATGCAGTATCTAAAACAAATAGCCCATAAGAGACAGGGTATTCCAACTACAGATAAACAATGGGCCGATATAGGGCATGTTTTGAATATTTTAACGGGTGAGGGAGACCCAAAAACTTTCGGTAACTATGGCCCTACTCTTAATGCTGTTTTCTTTGCTCCACGTTTGTTACAAGCCCGCATAAGAGCTTTTACTGATTTGTTTAATCCTAATTTGTCGTGGGCTGCCAGGAAAATATTAGCTTATCATGTTGTATCATTTGTTGCGGGAAATATGGGCATGCTTGCTATGATGTCTGCCATACCAGGTGTTGAAGTCGAGCGTGACTATCGTTCTACAGATTTTGGTAAAATTAAAATTGGAAAACAAAGAATAGATTTCTGGGGAGGTTATTTACCATTAGTTAGATTTGTAATGAGAATGGCTGATCCTACTATTAAAACACAATCAGGAAGAATAATTGAAGGTGAAAGACAGGATACAATATGGTCTTTCCTGCAAAGTAAATTAGGGCCAGCACCGGCGTTTTTACTTGATTTAATGAGAGGTCAAACTTTCTATGGCGATTATGTTGGATTGGACGCCGATAGTTTGAGCCAACAGTTCTATCAAAGATTTACACCCTTCTTTATTCAAGACATTGCTGATGCTCTGCAATATCAAGGACTATATGCTGGCATGAGAGCCGCACCATTAGCTTTCTTTGGGGCCGGAGTACAGACGTATCCTACCAGTAAAACTACTGAGGTTTTACAAAAAAAGAATCTTCTAAGTATGCGGGCGTTGGGAGAAAAGTGGGACAATTTAAGCCCTGAAGTTCAAAAATACTTGCGGTCTGAGTTTCCTGAAATAGAACAAGCTGAACGACAGGCCTCCTATGACAGAAGTAATTTTTCGTTCTTAGAAAAAATTGGTAATGAAAGAGAAAAAACTATTCAGCGTATGGTGAAGGCTTTACCATCAGATGTCAGAGATGAATTGGAATTATTGAATCTCAAACCCGGTGGAATATCTAAAGTAATTTCTTCGGATTGGTATTTGAATGAAAAAAGATATAAGATGTATGAAGAAAAAGTTACTCTGGCGTATAAAAAAGTTTTAACCAAATTGGTGCGTGCACCCAAATGGAATATCGTACCGCCTCCTATAAAGGTTAAATTATTGACAGAAGTAATGAATGAAATTAAAAACGCTGTTCGAACAGATATAGTAGCAAGTGCCAAAAAAGAAGATATCATTAGAATAAAAAGAATTGCAGAAACACGAGGAAAATAAAAAAAGGCCATAGCTTACATCCTTGAGCTATGACCAATGGCAGGACTAAAAATGACAAACAACCAAACTGACCACGACTTACTGGTTCGTGTAGATGAGCGATTGGAAAACATTGAAATTGGATTTAACAACCATTTGGAGCATCACTTTCGTTATGCGTTCTACGCATGGACAGCTTGTATTGGACTTATCATTACCTTGATTATACTGTTGTCGAAACTCCATTAACTTTCTTCTCCAACTCCTGCTCTTTCGGACTCTTGAGATAACGCCCCAAACCCAAACCAGCAAGAGCAGGGAACACCAGTGCTAACGGCCCGGATGGATCGAACACAGCGTCTTTAATCTGTTGGGCATTTTCAAAGTTAATTGTCATGTTGTTGTTAATATAATTGTAGAACATACTGTCGTCTTCACTCAAGCGTTTAGCCGTTTCCTGCTTTGTCAAATGAATGTATTCCATTTTACGTTGTATCCTGTTGCCATCGTGAATGGTTGTCCAGGGTAGATACATTGTTGGTGGTTCACCAGTGTATGCTATAGCATCCTGGTCAATCTCCATTGGCACAATAGCGTTTTGGATGCAGCCAACACCGATGAATACAATTAAGAATAGTACCAAAAATCCTGCAAATAGTTTTTGTTTCTTGTTCATTTTAATTCTCCTTTATTTGAATATAGTAACAAGTACACCGGCCATTAATACAAAACCAATTCCACAAAGCGTATAATCTATTTGTGTAAGAACTTCTACTATTTGTTCCATTTTGTTTCTCTTTCATTAAAGTTAATATTCATTTACGTTTTGCTTTTTCAAAATCATCTTGCATCCAAGTATCGTCTGATTCCTGTGGCGGAATATCCCATCCTAAACGGGTTCCCCAGCTGCCCATTTTATTATATTCTAAAGCCTCTTCAAAATCTCTATCGGGATTAAATGTAATTTCCTTTTCAATATTTCGTAGCTCTTTCTTAACCTTATGACGAAACATTTTCTCTTTGAATTTGTCCCACACTTTTGAAATATTAATGTGTGGCTTTTTACGTGAACGAGACATTTATTTCCCAGAATTAACTGTTTTCCGATCTTGGAAAGTAGCTATAATAGGAAAGTTACGATTTCCTATTTCATTTCAGCCATTTCCAATACTCAAAGTAACATGTGAAACACAAAAGACTTAAACTAATTTCCTTACATCTATTATCTTCTGCATCTGAAAAAAACCACCATGCAATTTCAAATGGCAATGCTGTATGGCCAAACGCACCTATGTTGCAACAGACTGAACAAGTGAAGTCCCATTTTTTACGGCTGGTTTGAAATAGTATCATGTCTTTATTGCTCCAAGTTCAAATTTTCTATTACATTTTTTACATATTATTTTATCCCCAACCCAACTGTCTGACCCTATTGATCGAATCTCTTTACCACAATGAGGACATCTAACAATTAAAATTGACATAACATCCCATTGATGTGATTTTTTCATTATTTCGCCGCCTTTCCGCTTCTAACTATTAATCCTTGTTTCAATAATTTTTTATATCTTCTCTCGAATTGTTTCAAAGTTATTTTGCCTTCCTTACAATCAAAGCGTAAGTTTAGTTCTGCTTGTGTTATCGAATATGGTTTCTGAAATTCATTTATTGTCATACTATTACCTAAAAATTTGTAAAAGCAAATTCACTAAATAATTTTTTAGCAGCCTTATCATAAGCCTTAGCCGCTTTAATTTCATCTGTATAGTACCCCAAAGATTTATTTTTGCCATTGTTTGCCTTCATTTTCAGGCTTAAACACCATCGGAGTAAATGGTTCGGTATTATCCTTTCCAGGCCATACTTCGCAAGAACATATTGGCTTACCATCAATGTTCTCACCTATGACGCCGCCACATCTTTTACAGCGTTCTCCCACTTTTTGTTTTACTTCCATCGTTTGCTCCATGTTCCTATTATCCAGCAAATTCTAAAAATACAATACAACATTAATACGATACAGATTGCTTCTTTCATTTCAAACTTTTTTAATTTAATTCTCTCTTACAGTGTTCAATACAGGCATCAGTAGCCTCTTTCTCTGTTTCAAACGGCCCATATCTATTTGCCCATACTTCATCACAAAACCACCATTGACCGTCTTCAAATCTTACTGGATTCGGATCATGTTCCATATCTATAATTCCAAAAGTGATAGACGGCCCCAGTAGTGTACTGAGGCCATCTATCGGAAGCAAAAGAGATATGTGTCTATGTCTCTACAAATCTCATATTAATCTCTCTTACAGTTACAGTGACAATGCCTCGATGATAAGTTCGGCCACCTCAGCATACGTCTCATAGTCGTCCTGAACAATGTCTATCTCATGTTCAGTAATAACCGCTTGAAGTGCTTCTTCATCATCCGCCTCACCCATTGCTGTTATGGCCTCTGCTGTCAACTCTTCCTCGTTGCTGTTATCCGACTCGCTACTACCATCATCATCTGATTCAACCGCCTCATCTTCGAGCAAACCAATGAAGTCCACGTTGGTGAACTCCTGCTTGGTACGGACTCTAAAAGCGATAGGCAATCCCTCAGTCTGGCCTACAGCGTCGGCAATGTCGTCAACATCATCGGGAGGATCGACACCGAGAACAGCCAAGTCACCCTGGAACCAACACAGGTTGTCTTCTGTTGCAAGACCGGCAATCTTAGTCTGCTTACGGCCTTCAAATCCTTCCGGTGCTGTAACTTCCATTGTCCATACACACTGAAGTCGTTGTGTCTCAGACTTGGACAGGCCAACAACAGCACTTCTGATTACTCCCTCGTACTCTCCGTCAGGAAGGCCGCCACCTGTCCGTGGTGTAGCCTTTTTCCACGTACTTTTCAATGCACGCAGCTTGCTCGCCACACTAACTGTATTCATACACCTATCCTTTCAAAAATAAATAATATTGTTTCTACTACACTGTACGATTTTATGTTTGCCGAGCTTGCCTCCTTTCTATCTTATGCAACACAGCCATAGGAGCAAAAACACCCTTCCTATCTAATTATCCCCTTCATTACTGCCTGATTATTCCGTACCTACCCCGTCTTGGGCAAGCTGTGTTGCAGAATCACTATCTAAATCAGTTTGATAAGGCCGATATGGATGTAACGGACAGGTAACAATATTACATTTTTTTATTTCTGTAGCCTGCCAGCACATACAATCGAGACATTTACTATTAATTGCGGCACGTAAACTATGCCTCTTCATGGCTTTATCATATTGTTTACGATACGACCCACCAAATAAATTGGGAATATTGGCTCGATATGCTGCTACTTGTGTTTTTTCGCTCATTTCCGCCTTGCTGTTTTCTTAACTTTCTTGTGTTTCTTAACAATTTTTTGTTTGCCAAAACACCCTAAAAGATTATCAACCGCCTCCCGTTCTGTTGCAAATTGCATTGTTCCAGTTGGATACTTCTGTAACAACACATTGAGATTATCTTTAGCTTCCTCAGATTCAGAACTCAAACAGCTTAAACATCTAATCGGTCTACTCTTTGCTTTCCTTGTCAGACCATTCACCACTCTCATGTGAAGTATCATCGAACAAGCATCGCCGACTGAATTGTATATCGAGTTTGACAAATCCATACTGGCTTTATTCACCTCTGTATTGTTCTCTGTTCTCTTCCTCTCACGCTCATGTGATAGGATTAAAACACCGGGGCCGAGTGCTGCTAATCTTAAAATCTGATACTCCAATTCAAATCTAAGCTCTTGCCAGGCTTCGGCAAACCAACCGTCGCCACCTACCTTACGTGTAGCCTCACGCAAATCCGCTATTCCCATGTCGTGGCAGATTGTACTGATACCAAGCGGGGCTAAAGCGTCAATAGTATCAATCACCCACATTTTGACCGTCTTAACCAAATCGGGTGATTGCTCCATTTTGTCAACAAACGCACGGAAGGTCGGCCATGTCGGACACATTGTTTTACGAATGTTCCAACTGTGGTTTATCCGTTCACACTGGATAAAGTAAGCACCGGATTGAGATAAGTTATATTTCTTTTGTAAAGCAAATCCCATTTCCTCGGCAAACTTACTTTTTCCCACCCCAGGCATGCCGAATACAGCGGAGATTGACTCTTCAAAACATGTAGTAGCGGCAGACGCTTCTGTTTCAAATACAACCTCATGGGTGGTTTGCTGTTTCTCAATACGCTTTAGACGAGAGACGAATTTGCTTTTCTTGTCCGTGCCGGTTTTATTTATTTGGCCTCTAATTATTTTTCTCATTCTCTTGCTCCTCTATACAATATTGATTATATCTTTTCCAAAAGTTATCAATTTCTTTTAACGAATTAAAACAACTCTCACATGATGTACTCACATATTTTCCCTGCTGTGGCATAATGTAATTTTTTGGTTGAGGTAGATTTCTTCTCCACCACCATCGCCATAATACTGTGTCACCTTTATAATAAAACCATATTCCTGATTTGGTTATCTCAAAGGCTTTTATTATTCTTTTGAATTTCACTGTTCCAACTCTTCCTCTTGTATCTTCAAGAACAGTTTGCTTTCTCTTTAGTCTCCCAAATCATACAACATTGTCCTCTCCTTAATGTTGATCACAGTTGGTACAAAACAACAAGCTATACCAAAATCACTATCATACACAAAATATATCCATCCTCCTGGAACACATCTTATATACACATCATCTACTTTAATTTCTTCATTGATTTTCATACGATACATTTCGTTTCTTGATTCTTCTATTGTTACAGTTTTCATTGGGCAAGTTCCTCCTTTTCAAGTGGATATAACATGGTTCGTTGACGATAGAACCGTAGATAAAGTTCATAATTATTTGGGTGCAGGCACAACGGCAGAAATTCACAACCAGAATAATCCGAACATTTAGTCTCCATCTGCGGCCAGTAGTTAGGATCAAGTAATTGTTCTTTCGTCAATCCATCATAAATCATTTTAAGTATTTCGGCCATACGTTCAATGCTGTTGCCAACCGAATCTACAAATTGTTTGACAAGTGACAACTGTAACCAAACGTAATACATCTCTGGCCGATCAATACAATCCTGTCTAATCTCTTCAACAAATTCGTCAACAGTTTGCTTTCTCTTTAGCCTCTTTTGAGGTTTCTTGAAGATACAATAAGTACATTGACCATAGTGTTTTGTCTTACTATTTCTACTGCCCCAACAGTAGCTATTGATTTGTTTGTCAAGTTTCAATGAGTCCAAATACCCTTGATTAACTCTGGAGGCAGTCTTAATCTCGTATAAACTATTCTTACCTTCATACACACCTTCACCGTCTTCGCTGCCTAAATAAGTGACACCACACCTAAGTTTAGTGCTGACAGGCACTTGCGACTTGGTAAGTGACATTCCATGTTGTATAGCTTGTACTTTTGCCTGTTCTAATATGACTTCAATGAGACGGTATTGCAAATCAATCTCATCGGCTAAATGACTTGTGTCATAGCCTTTCAAACTGGCAATGCTCTCTTTCCTCATCAATTGTTTCCAATTTTTCTTGCCCAGAAGAATAGCCTCAAAGCCTGCTCCAAGAACAGAACCATACCAAAATGCCAAATTAATATTCTTGGTTTGTAAATTTAATATGTATCTCCAGAAATATTTTCGTGGGCAAGCAAACGCCATCATTTTATGAACTGAGACACATTTTAACTTTGTACTTGGAACAATTTTATTTGATTTTTTCATTTTCCTCTTTTTCAATCATAAAATAATATCTTAATTAGTATGGGCCTTATGCACCCCAAGTCGTGCAATATGTTTATGTATTACAACTTCTCCATCCGGCCAAACATCTAACGCTACCAGACCAAACTGAACTTTGCGTGAACATTGACGAGAACCGAATTTCGTTCCGTAGGCTTGAAGCCCCGGTGTAGAAATACCAATCACATCTTCTGTTTCGTGAACACAAAATCTGTGTGTATGTGATCGTACTAAAACATCAGCCTTTGGTTGTTCTCCTACCGCCGCCCAGTCTTTGTTGTCTCTTATTTCGTTAAACAAGCTGGTTGACGGGTTTACAGTATTACTCTGTTTGTGTTTCAAATCAAACACACATCCATTTACATTTTCCCATTCATGGCTACCTATCTTACAACCAAAGTGTTTAGCTATATCCAATTCAAAATCTTCAGCATCGCCAGTATGATACCCAGTACCAAAAGTCATTGTGTGACGTTTGGCCTTTATTTGTTTAATACATTCTATGGCCATAGCCGCTTGTTTTTTCCTATCTGTAGTTATTTGTTCTGTTCCGCCTGACCTTTTGCCATCACCATCAATCATGTCACCGTTTATAAGACACACATCTATGGGACGCAAAATATCAAGTGTTTTGGTATACCAATTCCAACATTCAACTTGAGTCTTGGCGAATTTATTTCTGATACGAACTTCTTCACTGGGAGGGTTAGGAATATAACTCCATTGCCAAGATGGAGGAGTAAGACCGACATCGCTGCCACAATGTGTATCTGCAAATAAAAGAACTCGTTTTATCCGCCCTTTTTTAACAACACGTTTTACAGAACTAACATGAATGTTAAGTCGTCTGGCAACTTCAGTTTTCATCATACCTGATCGAAGTAATTGACATACTTTTTTGGTGGTAGATATATTCATCAATAAAACTCCTTAATTATACTCTTAATCCTTCAACTTGGAAAATGTCCAAACCATCTATCTCTCTTACACCATTTCGTATAGCCTTATTTACGGCAGCATTGTCTACAACAAGGTACTCTCTCGGCACTTTGTTGACATTTACAACATCAAACGTCCATCGTTTAGCTGTAACAGTTGTCTTGGCAACTTCAACTTCGGGCTGTGTAATCTCATGTGTCTCATGTCCTTTGGCTTCATGTGCTGCCTGAATCTTCTGTCTTCGTTCCAACTCTTTCTGTGCCTTCTCCTCTTGTAGTTGACGAAAATCCATTACCTTGTCACGAACTATTCTGTCAGCCTCTACAAATGGTTCGCTTAACTTCTTGAACATGGCATTAGTAGCTTTCAAACTGGCATTAAGCGGTTTAGTGATCTCTTTCCTCTTACTTTCGATAGTTTTAATCGCCTGTTTGATTTGTGTCAAAGCTGTGTATGCCTCTTCCTCTTGCTCTGTTGTTGTTACTTGAATTGCGTCAGCCTGTTGTGATAGTAAAGCGGCATCATTCTCAGCTTTCTGGACAACCTCAACAGGGACTATAGATGTATTAGTTTTCTTTTTAGCCATTTTACTTTTCTCCAAGTGCATCATTCATATTATTTTTAACCCACTCAGGCGCCTTTTCAAAAAATAAAACAGGATATGCTTCTCCATTTGTATAATCTTTGTATGAAAGAAACTCATGGTCTATATCTGAACCCAAAAACAATTGCAACAAAATCCTTTCTGTGTCAGTAAAATTTTTCTCTGTGTTAACGCAAATATGATAATGTGGAAATCCTGATCTTGAAATTTCTTTTTTAGCTACACACTTAAACAAGGATTTCAACATCTCAAATCTTTTGTTAAATACTTCCATTGATTCTTTATCATCAATATCTACAAACAATTGATTCTTTTTCGGAAGCACTATTTTTAATCCCTTTTTCTTAGCCTCTTCTTGTAGTTTTTCTCGTGGTACACCATAAAATTCATTCATTATTTATCCCTTTCAAAGTTCATTAGCCTTTTCGTAAGCGGCACGAAAGACTTCAGAAATAAGGTCAAATTTGGCACGCTTTCCTACGAAAATAATTGGAATGTTATATTTAAGAACTATGTCTGAACACCAATAGTAAATCGTTCTGGATGTTAATCTGGCCTTACCTCTACTCTTTTTCCTTATATACATCAACGCCCGGTTAATACTTAACTCGCTTAGGGTATCTTCCACAATAATAACTTTAACCGGATATTTGCTCAAGCGTTTCAAGAACCTTTCAAATGTAGGACGATAGCCATTGGCCAAGTCATTCAGCAATTCAACCAGACCAGACTTTTTTTCAATGGCGATTACCTTTTCAAAACCTCGAATCGTATAATCCCCTGTCTTCAACCTTTTCCTCTCAATCTTATATGGCAAATCCCAAGCTTTCTTCTCACGGTCATCCATGATAATTGTAAATGATTTGGGAATTTTTTTGGGCTTCAAATATCTCATTGTTGTTCTTTCAATAGTTCTGAGTTTTCATGGATGTTGCCAATGACTTCAAGTTCCAAATCAGGACTAAACAAAATATACGACGAGCCGTCCTCTGGATCGTTCCACCATAGAATATATCTACAAAATTCCTCTTGATATTTAACCTCCCAAATAGGGCTATTTTTCGATTTTACCAAATTTCCTTTGTATATCTTCTTACCGTTCTTATCCTTGCGACCAATACTCTGGCCTACGGTTTCAAGAATGACTTCATATTCACTTCCATCTAATAAAACAATCTTATCTATATGAGGGACTCCCTTTGGATGACGTACATCCTTATATACAGGTTCTATATGAACGTACCATCCATATACCCACTCACCATTATCTTTCCTTTTGCCTCTATATGGCCTCATTCTGTTTCTCCTTCCAGAGTTTTACCAATTTCTGTTATTAAATTTGACTGTTCGATATTAATACATTCAATATGAGGCAAGGCGTTTTGTAGTAGATACCTCAACTTGGCGTTCTCGGCTTTGAGTTTCTCGTATTCTCTTTCGTATGCAAAAAAGTCTGGAAACGTCTTAAGTGTTTTATTCAGTTTGGCGTTCTTGGCTCTGAGTTCCATGATCTCTGCTCTTAGGTGTTCTTCATGCTCTATAAGTAAATGGATTTCTTCTTTGGTGAAAAAATCTTTTGCCGAATCATATCTATTACACAAATCTTTGTATAATTGTATAACTTCATCTACTTTGTTCATTATCAACATCTCCCAAGACTTGTCCATCTTCTCTATCGGCACAAACATCGTGACAATCGTGGTCGTAAATACATAAATAACACATCGTCCTCTCACATATAGGACACACGACAAAATGGCCGAAACTCTGTGGTCGGCCACATATTTCACATTCCTCTGATGCTCCCCATCTATCCATAGCAATGTCTCTGGTGATTCTTTTGCTCTTCAACTCTTTTACTCTTTTACCTTCATTTTTCTATTATAACATACCAATCAACCATTGTCAAGAGAATTTTTAATTTTTTTATGCCTCAATATGTTTCCAATTTCTTTTATTCAAAATAGCAGAAACCGTTTCTCTCGTTGTATTAAATTTACTGGCAAGCTCTTTTTGTGTGTACATACCAGTTTTATAATACCAATAAATTGTCATTGCATTTTGCTCAGGTAATTTTGCAGCAGGGTGGTTTTCACCAATTTTACAAACATTTGCTGTGCCATGTCTTACTGCATCTTGCCTATTTTCACTCCTTGTTCCCCACTTCAGGTTAGATAAATTATTGTTTAGTTTATTTCCATCTAAATGTCTACACTCCATATTCTTTGGGCATTTACCAACATAGGCTTCAAGAAGTAAACGATGAATATGTTTGTTATATGCTTTTTTATTTTTGAATAGCTGAATAAGCAAATAACCGCGTCCATTTATTGATGGTTTAAGCCATTTATTATTTATACGTGACCATATTTTTCCATCTTTAGTTATACAATAATCTGAAAACCCTGGTATTTCTTTCATAATTCTAATTTCTCTTTATGTGCCCAATCAGTTGTGCTACGTGAAACATCAATTCTGAATTTAAGTCCTAATTTCATTAGCTGCGGTATTTCTCCCATTGCTTGTATAGTATCAAGACAAAACTGCTTTTCATCTTTTTGGATTTTTCGCTCCAAAATGATTTCGTCATAAACGGGCAACACGATTTTTACGTCTGGATATTCTTTCTCGTATATTTCATCCACTTGCAGAAGACCCGCCTTAAAAGCCTGTGCTGCACCTCCCTGAACTATGGCGTTTAGCGATTTGTACGCCTGTCCATGTGGTATATGATAGCGACGACCAAAGTAATCCTGAACGTAACCATAAAACCGCAACTCCTCTTCCAATCTTTTTTGCAACTCACGTATAAAGGGAAATTCCTTATTGTAAATCTTCATTTCCTCTTTGGCTTGTTCAATACTTATGTTTTGTGACGCCGCCATTACTCTAATGCCCAGACCATATATAACACCAAAATTCTGGTTCTTAACAATCTTCCTCTTATCCGGTCGTCCAAGTAAATCAGCCATGTGTTGATGTAAATCTGCCCCATCCAAGTAAGCCTGAAGCATATTGACTTGTTCTGCATAACTTAAAAACATAGCCATCTCTTGTTGACTTACATCGAAAAAATAAAATGCTTTATTGTTTCTCGGAACGAAACAATATCGAACATTATTCTCTTTTCCTCTTTGCTTTACATTCGGTACAGGGACGTTTAATAAGTTTGGCTCCGAACAACTCGGTCGGCCTGTACGAGTATTTGTCGGGTTAATGTTACAATAGACAGTCCCCCCTGTCCTCTCAGCCTGTTCGGTCAATGGCTTCAAATATGTATTGGCAATCTTACTATACGCTCTAAAGTCCAGCAACACCTTGATAAACCTCTCCGCTTTTTTGGGCACACCGTCTCTAACAGCTTGGTTCAGGACATCAACACTTGTTGTCTCCTTACCCTTCGCTTTAAGCTGTTTACTTTTAACCCCCAGAAATTTCAACGCTTCCAGAATTTTTTTGGGCCCAAGAGTAAAATCAGGCGGAGACAATTCATCCAGTATTCTCCGCTTGAGTTTAATCTTCGGTAACAATACTTTAAGTTCGGCCTGTCCCCGCTTAGCATCGAATCCCATCCCTGCCTCTTCGATTTTCGTAACCACATGTGTGACGGCCATTTCCCTGTCAAATATATTGCCATATTCATCGGCCATATATGGTGACAGTTTTTGAAACAATTGCCATCCCACAAACACATCTGTCTGGCTGTAGTTACCAATCATTTCATTCGGCAGGAAACTATAATTAACATATTCCTTTGGGTCGTCTGTCCAGGCAGGATTCCATTCGTCTTTTCTTTTACTCCATTGCCGTCTCAATTTGGTCAACTCTTTTTTCAAATCCACTTCCCAATCGCTTATCCCAGGGCATATAAATTCGCTCAACGCTTGCAGAGAATGGCTTTTGCGACGATCCCAGTATATTCTGGACATAGTAAGGGTACACAATTGAGTTCCATTAACCTTAATACCATTGGTCTTACACACTCTCAAGTCATACTTGGAATTATGGGCAACTTTCATAGAATCTTTTGCCAATAGTTCTAAACAAGCCTTATATAAATCTGTACCCCATCGTCCCCAGACTAATACTAATCTATCTTTGTGAGGAAAACAAAGTGAAATACCAAAAGGAAAGGGATTATCTACAATTCTATGGTTGTCATCAAACAACACAGATGGTGTATGAAACAAAAGACCACTTGTTTCTGTGTCCCAAGCAATAATATCTTTCTTTCGCTTCAATAAAAGTCTGGTGTCTTTATTATACTCCCAAACTCTTATGGCATTTCTATACTGCAATAAAATGTCTGTGTAATCACCCACCTATTCCGAACTCCATTCATTGTAATAATTCACATGTTTACAATAATGACATGCAATAAGCTTAAATTCATTACGAGGAAGTATTATAATCTGTGTTTTGTTGCAATCTGGGCATCTTACTTTTATACTCAAGTTTGTTGATATTTTTTTACCGAAAACAGACACATTCATAAGTGCTTGTAAATCTGTTATAATTTTGTACTCTTCTTCTGATACGGGATACTCACCGGTTTCAGGAGAAACATCTGAGTTTTTCATCATATTGATTAAAGCCAACATCTCTTGTCTGGCCAAAGTCATTCGATAAATTTCCTGTCTGGTATCAATCATTTTATATTTTTTGTGTAAAACCGCCATGTTAAATCTCCTGTTAAGAAATTGTCTTCAGTTTATAATTTCGCTCATCATACCCTGCTGCCTTCATAAATGCCTTACGATAATCATCATCCGCTCTTTTTACTTGATGCTCTTTACTCAATTCCGTCAAAATCTTTTTTATCTTGGCCTCACACACTTTCATCTCTTTACCGGTTTGAACTAACTTAACACAGTAGGCATCTTTCCACTTATCGTTTCTGTACTTCCATAAATACCATAGACGAATTGTGTGATTCCAAAGTATATGTTTCCAGTATAATTTCATCTTATTCTCCACTATACCAATATGGGTCTTGTGGTCTCATGTATTCGGGGAGGCTACAACTTGGGCTATAGATAGCCGAGTACACAGCGAATAGCAATGTCAATATTGCAATTATAATCCAAAATAGTTTCATCTCTTCTGGTTTTTATTTAATTCCGTAAACGGTTCAACACAATCAGGATATTTTGTCAAGATAGTTTCCACAGCCGAATTATTTCTCATCAACTTTTCACCGTTCGGATAACAGGGTGGTCTGTCATCAATCCAGTTTTCCATCATTTGCCCATCTCTTACAACAGCAAGACACGCCATTGCCTTACCAAGATGATGAATCCCACTGGCAGGATCAATGTCCTCTCCTTCCCACCATGATGTTAAATGCCCCATTGCAGCATCATAGTAAACAGAAGCCTTTACTCCCATTATGCGGTAGTTATGTCTTCCATATTTCCTTGCCCCTTCTAACATAGCCAAAGCAACTTCGTACATTGGACCGGCTGGAAGTGTTGACAGTGGTGCTTTGTTTATTGCCAAAGCGTCTTTGGGATTTGTAGGTTTGATGTCTTTTGCCGTTGGTTCTTGTGGAAATTTTTGCGTCGACAAATACAAATCAAGTACTCCTTGTGCTTCACTTTCAGAGGTATAAATAATACACCAATTAGATACATAACCATCACTAT